CCGCGTTAGCAGCATCGACTTCCGCTTGAGTGTTAACTTTTGTTACGCTGTTTACATAGTTCTTGGGATTGAACGCGTCAAAGTTAATAGTGCCATCGGGGTTAGTTTGGCTATACGTTTTAACGCCCAAACCAGCTAGAGCAGATGGGTCAATATCTTTCCATTGGTTTTTTATGTCCGCTTCAGAAACACGGTTTGTTTGGAGCAAATCATTCACCTTGCTGTAATCACCAGACTTCTGCGCGGCGGCAAAAGTTTGTTCTAAATTGCCAGCAAGTGGCCCGCCGATTGCGTAACCCGGAATCCCACCTTCAGCCAACGCCACGATGCCGCCTTTGTTGTAACCACGGTACAGATCGGAGAAGCTACGCCCGCTTGTGTTGTACACACCAGCATCGGTATTGGCTACATCTTCAAAGTACTGACCGTTCCAACGCTTCTCGCGGATGCGACCGGGGTTCATAGGAGATGATGTGGGGCCAGTGGTTGTGGTGATGGCTTCCAGTACTGGCAAAGATGCCGCAGCCATTGGTTTCCAGTTTGACTTGGCAAACGCCATTGGGTCAGCCGCCGCAGATTTTGCACCTGTTGCAAGTAGATCAGAAGGGGTAGACGCAGCACGTGCTGCCGCAAGTTGTTCGGGTGTAGCTGTTTTGGCGGCTAAAGATGCGTAGTCGGCGGGGAGTTGGATGCCTTCTAATCCGGCTTGAGTTGCAGCTTCAGTAGCCAAAGTTTGACCTGCGCCTGATGCGGCCCCTGCACCCAACAAGCCTTCACTCAAACCAGCACCGCCATACGCGCCCAGACCCGCCATCAATCCTTTGGACAAGCTACCGGTAGCCAAACCAGTCAAACCACCAACAGCAATACCTGTACCCACCGCCGCACTAGTACCCAGAGCACCACCAATTGCAGTGCCCAAGCCGGGAACAAAAGTGTTCAACGCAAAGCCAGCGATCATTGGCAAAAGCTTAGACAAGAAGCCAGCTTCGGGTAAACCCGTATCAGGGTTAATGGTCAGCGAACCACCATGTTTCATGGCCAAAGCTTGAAGCCCCGCAACTTCTTGGGGGGCCATGTGTACCAGCATTGAATCTGGGCCTCGACCTCGTGAGGCCATGTCGGTGGCTAATGCGTGAAGGCTCATATCTGCCTCTCAAAATGGGGGTTGTTTGATAATATCATGCTGGGAGCGCGGACACAAATGAAAGTGTGGCTACGACGGATTGCGTAGAAGGCTTAGTGGGCGTGCCGGAAGCGGCCAAATGTTGGATGGTTACAGCAACGTTAGGCACAGACCAGTAAATCTCAACGTGGTCACCTGCTGCCATGTTTAAAAAATAGTTCCAGCCAACAATTGCGTGCCCGTCTGTACCCGCATGTCTATTTGGGATAGACACAAAACCTGTTGAGCCTGTAATGTCTTCGCCATTTTGCTTAAGCCAGATGTAGACATCTTGGAAAGCTGTGTCTGTGTTTCTAAACTGAGCGCTGAACTGCAAGTTGTATATACCAGCGTACTCCACAGTAATTTCAGAGTTGACGATCCTTACGCTATCAGCAAAGTCAGTGGTGTTAAATGTCATCAACGTAGCAGTGTTTGCTACAGCCGTCTGATCTTGATCGCTGGAAAACGCTCCGTATGGGTTTGCTACATACTTGCCACCCGTGGGGCCAAACAACTCACCAAACGCATTTTGCAGTTGGTTAAAGTAAAGACGCAAGACGTTTGTAAACTGATCCTGATACCTGCGCTCGTACGTGTCCGTACCCAATGGTAAGTTGGGCGGTGCAGGGGTAATAATCCTGTTCTTGGATGTCATCAGCGCCTGCCGTCCGGTCTGATGTCAATACGTGGAGCACCCAACTGCCAGCAGGTGTTGATTTGGTTTGAGCTAATCTTAAAGATCATCTGGCGACCGCGCATGCGGGTGAATATCTGCCCTGTAAACTGTTCTGTAATAACGTACGTGTTGCTTTTAGCCACGGGTTGTGAGGCCGTGCTTGTCACGCCAGAACCAGAATTAGCCAAGCCATACAAAGTCATCGACACTGTTGGCAGTGCGCCAGCGGGGGTGCTCTCAGCATTTTCAAAAGTCAGATCAGGAAGGACGCGCCACACAAAACCAAAATTGTGTCCGTCACCAATGTCAAACTCAGACGAGCTGATATAAGCATCAATCGCAACAGCGGTGCCGTTTGTGTTGTCATTTAAGCCCGTCTCGTGGTTAAGCAAGTTGCCAATCGCTGTGCTGCTGTTGTACTTGGCTGCAATAGGATATGACTGCAAACCAGAGTCAAGCCAAGCTGTGCGCTCCATTGTGCCGTAGTACCAGATTTTCTCAAGATAGTTGTAGATGACGTACTTGTCAACCACTGTGGAGTTGGCAGAGCAATAGAACCACCAGACCTCATTGAAGCCTTCGTTTGTACCGCAAAACACTTGCAGGGCTTGCTCTTGATTTAAATCACTAAACACGTAGCGGCGCAAGTCACAGTTAAGCGTTTGCACTCGGCCATCGTAGGAGTAGAACTTGTCCACGCCCATCCAGTACACGATACCGGAAGCAATGATGGCTGAGTTGGGACTCATGACGGAGATGTTGTCACCAAGCAACTGCGGTACCCAGACGTAAGGGGGGCCAAGGTATTGGAGCGAGTAAGCCGCAGAGTCAGTCAGAACAAAAACTTCCTGACGAGTTTGAACTGTAGCCACAATCTCAGAACCGTGAGATATACGAATAAAACCCGCTTGGTTAGTTGCGTCAGGTGTCCAGTTGTATGGGTCATCCTGCGCTGACCAGCGGATCAGCATAGGGTCAAGTGTGGCACTGGTGTAGTCATTACAACCAAGCGCAATGATGAAGCGTGAGGTATCAGATACAACCAAATTGTTTTGCGCTGTTGGTACATCAACAAGTAGAGACACGTACACGCCTGACCCAGTGGAAGTGGTGCTAACTTCGGCTCCAGCAGCGGTAAGCAGCCCAAAAGAATAGCCACTCACATTAAATGCGTAGTAAGTTGTAGCTGCTGAAACTCCAGTTGGGAGTGAGCTACTGGCGGCAAACTGCAATGCCGCGCCTTCTGTAAACACGATGTTTGATGTAGAAGTGACGACTGTTGGTACACCTGTAACCGAGCTATTAGTGAACGTTACGTTGCCGCCAAGCGTATTAAGGTTTACACCACGAGTGCTAACACCGTTGGATGCATCCCAGTAGTAAATGCCACCACCACGAGGGCCGTACACCAAATCTTCGCCGTAGTTGATTTGATTCCACAAACGAATTGAAGATGTGGATGTACCGCCAAAACCCCATGTAGTACCAGCCTGCCCCCAAGTACCAGCACCCCAGCCAGTCAATGGCACGGGGATAGCAGGGCCAACGTTCAGTTGATACGCCGCAACAACAGCGGAACCACCACCGGGGGAACCGGAAGCATCTGTAGCATTAGCCGTAGCGGTAGCTGTAAAAGTGTATGTGTTATCTGTGAGAACCGTAACTTGGTACTGCTGATTTAACACGGTGGCAGTGATGTTTCCGCCCAAACCGACAGCACCGCTAAAGGTTACAAAGTCGCCCGTTACGCAGCCGTGGCTTGCATCTGTGACGGTAATAGTGGCCGAGCCATTGGTGGCCACAAAGGGGTTATTAAGTGTTACTGTCTCGCGGATAGGCGTAACGTCGTAGTACAGCCCGCCCTGCTCAATGTAGAACTTCAGATTTGTACCAACACCAATTAAGTTAGTACCGTCAAGCTGTACCCAATTCCACAAGGAACGGCAAACGCCTTGGTAGTTAGCCGCAGAAAAAGGTTCCCATCCACCAATTACTTCTGGATTGCCTTGACGAAAGCGTACCTTATCGGCTTCATACCAGCCCCCCTCAGTGGTGTAGCGGGTGTTCTCTTTGTTGACGCCCGGCTTGAACAGTATTTTTTGTAATGGCATCGGTCAATCCAGTAAAGCGCACTCAGCGGTGCGCCGTTTAAGCAAGCCCGGCAATACCTTGCCGCCACCTCTAGTCCAGAGCATCAGTTGTTCCTTTGCCCCTTCCCAATCATTGGCGTTGATTTTCCTCTTTAACGTGGAAGTCTGCAAGCGTCCTGTGCCCAAGTTATAACAAAAGTCCACGATGGCATTGCACTTACGAACATCAGTAATCAGGCCGGGGCAATTACGCAGAACACCGGGCAGGTATGTATGCTCAAGCTCAATCATCAAAAGCGCCCTTGCCGTAGGTTCATCCATCGGTGCGTCTTCTAAAGTCACTTTGCGCTTGTCTGCGTAGTAGGTAGAACCATAGCCAATCGTAGCCACACCAGCCGGACAAAGGTACGGCTTGGCCCGATAGCCTTCAAACCGGCGGCACAGTTCTGCGGCTAGTTCTAGGTTCATATTCCGCGCTGCTTCAGAGTTCTGTCGAGGAACCAATAGTTAATTGTTCCAGCCAAGAGAGCCGAGAAGTCAGGAGACATAAAGAGTTTAAACACTTCAGTTGGGTCAAGGCCAGTTCGGTAACCTGTCCACGCATACCAAAAATGCGCCAAACTCCAGATTAAAAGAATCCAGTACGTAACGACTGGACGCACAGATGCAGACAGACTAGCCGCCCAGCCACCTGCCGCTTTGACCATCTCGGCCTGTTGGTTGATTGCGGCATTAAAGGCATCCATGACACCAACGTCAATAGCGGCTTCTCTTTGAGCGCCAATCTCGGCTAACTTCTGCTGCCCACGGATCTGCTCTAACTCGCACTGACGGCTGAACATAGCCATCTCATGCAAGCGCTCGTTCTTCTTGTCAAAGAACTTTATTACTCCTCATTAATTGAGCATGAATGACAGGTTCGCATGACGAGGGTATTGCACAACACGCTCCCCTTCAGGGCATTTGTATTTGATCGTTGCCAGCAAAGTAGCCTTGCCACTGGCAATCTTTTCTTTTCCTACCATTGTCAACTCGTAGGTGAATGTGTCGATCTCTGGCCCTGCTGGGCCGCTGAACTTACTTGCAGTGGTAGTGGCTTCGTGCACCATACCAGCCGCATCACGGATGCTTGGCGTAAAACTCTCAACAGAACAGTCGTCCCGCTTCTTTATTCTTGCAACCGTGACGGTGATTGGTTTGCCAGCCTCTGCCACAATCTTAAAGTTCTCAGGCGACCATTCAATGATTGCGCGGTCAAACCAACCAAACTTATCAGCAAGCGTGTAACTGCCGCCTAGTGCGGCAACGGTAGCGGCAACGGCTCCAATTGCTTTGGTAATGTCAATCATTTTACCCCCACATCCAAAGTATCGTATACGTGCCCCACACAATGAAGGCGACGATCACAGCCGCAAGTATAAAAGCTTCGGCCCAGTCTTGCATCATTGGATCACTACGGTATCAGTGTCTTCAAAGAAAAGCATCGTGCCTGTGCACGCCATGTTCCAATCAGGCCCATCGGCTTCGCTCCAAGACGGCACTTGGATACGGACATGCTTTGCTAAAACTTCACGCCCGTTTTCAAACACACGCCAAACATGCTCTTCTGAACCTCGACCCGGTTGCCCACGGCTTTTGTTAAACCGGATCAAGTATTTGTTCATGCAGGTTTAGCGGGCCACACAATACTTGTAGGGAATCCTGCTTGTAAACGAACCTCACGCAAAGCGCGGCGGTACTCAATCCACAGCGCCTTATCGCCAGAAGTCATGGGCACATCAGGAAGCACAGACCAATCAGATGCGGCCAAAAGGCCCTTGGCGCGTTCCCATTCAATTTCAGCGGCTGAAGAAGGCACGGGGCCTGCTGGGGCGTCGCCCACAACAAACCAACCCTGATCTACATAAGCATCGCCAAGCCAAGACAAATCGCCAAGGCGATCTTGGATACCGGACATGCCAAAGATAGACCCCCAGTTTTCAGGGAGTTTTTGCGGCTCGTTTAGTGCTTCGCCGGTTGACAGTTTTTTTAGTTGCCACAACATCATCGTTGCTCCTATTTAATTTCATACCCGGTTGTTGTTCGGGCGGGGGTAAACTTGCACCTACATTATCTGCTGTTGGGACTTGCCCTGCAAATGGTGGATGCCCGTTTAAACGAAGTTTTTCTTCTTCCGTCACTTTCCAGCCGCGCCAACTTGAGAAGTCTTCGCGTGGTTTGATTGCAATGTGGCACCCAACATTAGCCGCAAGTTGGTGGATAAGTTCAATGGCTTCTACTGGCTGCAATAAACACCAAAGGGCTTCGCCCGCGTCGCCCCGCATAGAAATCTCTGTAACACCGCCAAATGCAGTGCCTACGTTAATTGACCTAGAACGTGTTGCGTTGCTTTTTGCGCTACGTAGCTGTTGTTCGGCATCAAACAGCTTCTGTTCAAGCTGTAGTTGCTCAAGTCTTTTTTTAACAGTGTTTTTGTTCATTACTGTGGATTCCAAGAAATAGTAACTTGCCCTCCGGGGCTTGCAACAGAAATTGGGTATGGGCTACCGGGCGTCACGCTAACGCAGTTCACAGTAGTTGTATTTGCTGCTGCTCCTGCGTTACCGCCTGCGCCGGGATTACCAGCAGCTCCAGCAACACCTTTACCACCACTACCGCCTCCACCTCCGCCACCAGCAGATCCGCAAGAGGTGCTTAAACCACCTTGCCCACCGCCGCCGCCACCCCACGTTGAACTGCCGGCATTGCCCGGAACACTTCCACCGGGGTCTTGACCACCATTGCCTCCTCCCGGTGATCCGCCACTAAGTCCGCAAGCGTTATTACATCCACCCCCGCCACCTCCGCC